GGTCCGCGTGCCCTTCGCGCAGCTCGCGCTGACAATGGCGTACGAGCAGCTCATTCGATCCGGCGTGTTCGACAAGCTTACCGGGCCAGACATGGCTTCCGCAGAGAAGGCGCAGTTCAGCATCATTGAGCGAGGACTCCTCCTCGGGACGATGATGCGCGTGCTCGCTATCCAGACCACGCTGCTGCGGGTGCGACCGATGCTCCGCTATCTTCGAATGGAGCAGTCACGCGTGCGGCTGCGTGAGGAGTACATGCCCGCGCAGCTTGACTACTGGGAGGCGATCATCGACCGCATACTGAACATGCCCGTCCACCCCTGGATCGCACTAGCTGAAGGGACCTCCATCCCGATCAGCCGCAAAACTCCTTGGGGGAACGCAACGCCGTCGATCTTACTGGACCGTGTGTACATCGCATCCCCCTGGGACGGCACCGGTAACCCCCCGGCTGCCGAGCGCGCTGCCTATGCCGCGGAGCTAACCAAGCGCCTCGACGCTCCGGCGGTGCTCGGCGCGTCCGAGGCGATCCTCCGCTCACTCAGGCGATTCCTCGACGACATCGAGGAGGGAGATCGCTTCCGGAAGATAGCGACCGTCCTCGGCTTCACCGCGACGGTCACGCCCATCACCGTGCCCCTCTGGGGCAGCGACTTTCGGCCGTTCCACACCGACGGTCTCAACGCAACCGAGTCCCTCACAGACATCGTGACGAAGACCTACCAGCCCCACCTCCCGTGTCAGGGGCCGGTCACGTCACCGTGGATCGGCGACAAAGCGTTCGTCACATACTCGGGCGCCGCGCGAATGAACGGGACGTCCACCGTCTGGTCCGACTTCGTGGGCAGCATTTCGGTCGCCCCCGAAGACGTCGTGACGGACAGGAACTGGTTCGCTGCGCGTTTCTCACCGACTATGTTTCGTTACAAGCAGGAGTCGTACAAAGGGGACGTCAACGCGGTGACATTTCCAGCCACCGCAGAAGGTGTGGCGACCGTTCTCGGCAAGAGCGTCGCCGAGGTCACCGCCGCCGTCGCCGCGGACCCCACAGGCTGGAAGCACGTCTTCACGGTAGAACAGCCACGCGCAGGAGGCCTCATCCTCAAGGAGCTGCACCCCGAGCAGACCCTCTTCTACTCAGATCGTACTCAGATGCCGTGGCTCCAGGACGTCCCTCTGCCACGGAAAGGAGTGCCCACGACCATGTGGGCGTTCCGCCGCGGGCGGGCGGATACCGCAATGGCAGTCGAGGCAGACATGATCCGCGACACGAGCGTTCCAGTCGCAACTATCCCAATGGCATCTAGCGTCGACCGGCTGCAGCAGCAGGCGATCTCCGCGCAGCTCCAGGGCGTGCGCAAGGCATAAGGAGGATCCATGAGCATTGAAGCGCTGTACCACCGCCGCATCGGGATTCAGCCCCGCAGTTGGACGCCGGAGTCCAACCCCACCCCAATCCGCCCACCCGGCGTTCACGTAGCGGATCCCGGCGCGCGCGCTGGTACAGCGCTTCGCAGGGGGAGGAGCACCTCGTTCCTCGACCCAGCTCCTGGAGCCCTTCCCCGAGGCAGCTCTTGGTGCTCCTCTGAAGACGCGCTCACTCTGCGGATTCAGCAGGCGACATCATGGGCATCTTGGCTATCATCCCTCAACACGGACGACACCCTCCTCGTCGAACGCGACCTCGCCGCCAAGCTCACGCTCCAGCGGGGCGGAGCGTACGGCTGGGACGTGTTCCCCGACGGCCTTGGGCTCCCCCCGGCCGGGAGCATTGAGGATGCTGCACGGCTGATCGGCGAGTATATCGTCACCCACAGCCCGCGGATCCCCGCCCGCTGGACCCCCGTCCCCCGAGGGACGAACTCCGGGTGCCCGACCTACGGCACCAGCGATGCGGATAAGCTATTACACGCACTGATGGCCGCGCAGACGACAACCTGGTCGTCGGCAGAGCGCGTGTACGCCCGATACAGGGAGCAGTTCGAGGCGATACACCCCATTCACGCGATCGTCTTCTCGCGGACGGGCCCTGTGCGCAAAGGCGTGCCGATTTATGACTGGCTAGGAGGAGAGCTAGCCCACATCGCGACAGGGGTAAGCGTCGTGCCACGACGTCGTGCCGTATTCGGCGTGCCAGCGTTCATCAACATGGCGCTTCAGGGGCATGCCAACGTTGCAAAATACGCCGTCATGCGGCTGCCCTGGACGGCTCATCCAAACGAGCGCGTGATATTCGAGGACATGGAGCACGTTCTAACAACGTCGCGCGGCAGTGAAGTGTTTTCTGACGACATATCCGGTTTCGACCAGCACGTGCGCAGGGAGCATAAGGAGGCCATAGCGCGGCACGTGTACGCACTATTGTGGCCGCCCACAGCGGTGGAGCTATGGCTGGAGGCACAGCGCATGCCCGTACTCAACGCCCCTCTGGATGCTTCACAGCGGGCGTTCCTCTACACGAGGCCCCAGGGGGGAGTGACCACTTCAGGCATCATAACAACCTCCCTTGACGGGACGCTCATCAACCTCGCCCGTGCGG